CTGTTTTGGCCTGCCGCGGCATCACTTTCTGCATTGCTGTTAGCAACCATTTTTGTAAAATAATCCAAGTCTCTTGCGCTAAGTTTTTCTTTACCTGAACTATGAAGAGCTAGTAGTTCCATAGCTCTTGCAATATCATCCGTATTTTTAGTCTTTATGCCGGCAAGATTTTGACCGCTAGGTGAAACTTGAACAACACTCTTAGGCGTCTTCGCTTTTTCCTGAGAACTTTCTGGCTTTGTATATGTGCCTTTGCCGTTGCCTGCCATTATAGCTGTCAACGTGTCGCCTGGCACTACAATGTATGTACGACCGTCTGGCAGTGTGATCTTTTGACCTGGCATAATTACATTAGGATCTTCAATACCATTATCAGTAGCTAATTTAGCTACTGCCGGAGCAGGTGCTGGAGCAGGTGCTGGAGCAGGTGCCGGAGCAGGTGCTGGTTCAGTTGATGTTGATGTCGATTGTATGCCACCGGCACGGTCTCCTGCGGCAGGTGGCACTGGTGCAGGCTCTACTTCTGGTGCAGTTGATGTTATTGTATTGACAACGTCGGCCTGTGTTTGTGCCATTGGCTGACTTCGAATCATGTTGTTTTTAATTTGACTCCACTGCTGTAATAATCCTTGAATTTCTGTGTCTAAACTATCACCATATGATTGAGCTAGTTTATCGCCTAATGCGATTTCTGCCGTAGTTAATCCAGATGCCATTTCCGCTGGCGTTACACGTTCGTTTAGTTTCAAATCAAATGATTCTAATAATGCACGGCCAATCGAAGATCTGAAAACAATAGATTCAGCAGTACCACTTAGTTTAAGCATTCCTTTTTTGACTAGGTCCCGGAATTGGTCTAATCCTGTAGGTGCAACATTAGGTGCTGGTGTGTCTATTTTAATTGATGGTGCTGGTGCTGGTGTTGTTTGCATCCCGTTAGTGGCATTGCCAATTGGGCCATTATAAGCACTTCCGTTATTTGTTGCTTGAGCTGATTGCACCGGGGCGGGTGCTGTTTGTGCTTGAGCTGGTGATGAGCTAAGTGTATTGGGTAGTTTTGCGCCGGCAAATGGATCTTTTAACGAAGATACTGCGGCATCGTACTCTTTGTTAGGTGCGGCCAATGAAGCTCTAGTAGCCGCAATACTTGATTGTGTTTGAGCTAGGCTTGCCAAATCTGTTTTCCAAGTGGTGCCTTGTGGAAATTCAGGCTCAGGTTTGCCGTTTACAATTTTACCGTCCACGCTGGCTGGATTTATTGCACTGCGATTTTCAGTATTACCGTACCATCTCTGTATTGTTTGTCCGCCACCACCGCGAACTGTGCTACCGTCATCATTTGTGGCTGTTCCCATGTGCCAAAACACACCTGGTTCAGTCATCATTAACTGCTTGATAAAACCAAAATTATTTTTATGATAATAGTTTGGTGTAAATGTTGCAGGAGCGGCCGCGGCCTCTTCTAATTTTTTAAGTTTTTCTAATAGGTCATGTAGTCCGTTCATAATGTATCCTTACTTTAATCCTGATAATTTTCTAATGATAGATAAACTTTCGTTTATGCTTCCGTGTTGTGGCATTGAGGATTCTTGGCCGTTGGGGTTAACGCCTGCTAGTTGTTGCATTCTACCATGTTCTTGTTTGTGTACACTGCTGGGGGGATCAACTTGACGAATCTTCATGATTACACGTTTTAAATCTGCAGGATTTGCGCCTGGAAATTGTTTTATTAGTTTTGTTTCTAAATCAGTTGCGCCACGAGTAAAATTACGTTCTTCTTTATTGAAGAAACCACTGGCGAAATCCATCATGTCTTCGTAGTCGTCGCCTGCTGGCTTGCTTGGCGGAGCAATCTGTTTGGCTGTGGGATCTTCTGGATCCATACCCAGCTCTAACATGATATCATGCAGTGTCTTGTTGCCAATTTTGGTATCTGACTTGGCACCTTTCTTCAATGCCAACTGTGCCAGTGCTCTTGCACGTTCCATACCTTTACCAGGCTGTGATGGCTTTTTAAATGACTGCTTTGGTTTGTCCGCATCTTGCTCTGCTTTGTCTTTGTACCACGGAGCAACATCATCACTTTCTGCTATAGGAGCGGCAGCGGCTGGCTCTTCCGCCGCTGGTGCTTCAGGTGCTGGTGCTTCAGGTGCTGGTGCTTCAGGTGCTGAAGCGGCTTCTCCACCTTCCGGCGGTACCGGTGTTTCTTCGCCTGTGCCAGCAGAGTTGTAATCAGCAAACAAATCATTAGCTAGATCTGGATCTTTTTGATCCAACCATGCTTTTACAACTGGCCACGCATCAACATTGCCACTAGTTTTATCTAATATATCCAATAGCTCATCATCGTTGATAAATTTACCAACCACGCTGGATTGATTTAAATCGCCTTTTAGTTCGCCCTTGGCAATTTCGTCTTTGAGTTCTTGGATTGCATCTTGATTACCGTGAAGGACATCAGTGTCTTCATCTTCATTAACAATACTATCTAAGAAACTTTCAAAACGATCTTCTGGCGATTCAGACACTTTCTTTGCTTTCTTTTTGGCAATGGCAATTGCGGCTTGTTGTGCCGGGCTACCTGCTTCGTCTATCAAATCGTCTGGATCTAATTCTTTAGTTGGAATTTCGCTTTCGTCCACCAGTTTATAAATGTATGGAAAAACGTCTTTCAATTCTTCTTTGAAACTGCGTACCGTCAAACGGTCAACCCAGTCCAACATAATTTCTTCTGGAATATCTTTGGATTTGCTTGGAGTAAAACTTTCTGCAAATGCTTCGTAATGTCTGGCTTGTTGTAGTTGATGTATATCTTTTTTAACTTGTTCTATACGTTCAATAACTTTGCTGTTGACTGCACTCATTGATTCCGACACCACAGGAGTACGGCTAACATAACCTTTGAACATGCGCAGTTTGCTCAATTCTTCACTCAAACTAACCACGTGTTGGCCAATCTCATCATACGGATTGCCACCATGAGCAATGTGTTGGGCCATAGCGCGAGCACCATTTAGATGTTTTACAGGATAACGGAAACGTTCACCTACTGCATTTTCAATATAGATCGCATCAATGTGCATTGTGCGGCCTGCGGCTAAATCATAATTAACAGGTTTGCTGTGCTTAACAACAAGACGTGTTTCGCCTAGGTCTTGGTAGCTCACTCTTGAGGTACCCCACATTTTACTTTCCATCATTGGTTCTTCTCCGCTTTTTGCATGGAATTCGTAATCGCGTTTGTCTAAATTACTCTTGCCCATGTTGTTGATTTCGTAGCCTAGCATATTTTGTCTGGCAAAATTTCTAAAACTTCTAATAAATTTAAATGCACCGTGGTGGGTATTGTCATCATCGTCAGTTAAATCACCGCTAATCTGAATTGCTAGGCCATCTTCTGCATCCAAACTTATTGCAATGGTCCCAAAAGATTTACCACCCTCTCTGTACTCAAACTCAAAAAATCGAGCCTTTTTGATATCTTCTTTTTTACTTAAAACTACAGCTTGCTCGTCTGCGATTTTGATGTCGGGAAAGCGGGTTTGTATTTTGCCGTAAAGCTCTTTTGCTACTTGATCTAAATTTGGTTCCATATGATATTTATCACAGCCCTGATATAAAAATAGGCATCGGTGGCTCGTAATCCTCTTGGAATTCATCCCCTGTACTGATGCTGTCAAACACCCTAATATCCCAATCTGCCAACACTGCGCTTAATCGCACAATCAATAACAAGCTGGAAACTAGGTCGTCGTTTAGGCCTACTTTGGCTTTGAAAGTAGTACCATGGGCTATAAACCCTTTAAGTTCGCTGATAGTTTGTTTACTAAAAATCTTCATTTTATCAGATTCAATTAGAAACTTCAAGCGGGCGCAAGCTGATATTTTATTGCCAAATGTGGTATTAAATCCCTTACGAAACTTGCGCACATTGCCTTTGCGTACAGGTTCACTGACAAATAATCCAGGAAAAGTTTCTTCCCCCTGGTCAGCAATGCAAATTAACGCACTTTCACCCACTGTATTATTTTCCACACTCCAATATATGCTGTTGTTGTTATTCTCACCTATCTTCTCTTGGATATGCCTTAGGATTTCTCTGAGTATTCTAACTTGTCCTTCCACAGGAGTAATATTATGTTGCCATTCGCCTATCTGTGTAAAGCTGGGCAATTCAAATACCTGTATCGCCCCAAAGTCGCCGCCTGTTCCTAGACTAGGGTCTAGTGCCACTGCATAAAGATGCCCGGGTTCAGGATCTTTGTACCAACGCACTTGGCCCATTCTGGTTTTAGGATCTCTCCCCAACAATTCCGCCAGTTTTAATGAATTAATTAGTGTTTCATCATAAACTAAAAACTCGCAACCATACTCACGACGGAAACGTTCTTCACCGATTCGTCCCATCTCAGTTGCCTTCCATACTTCATCGCGGTCTGGATGTTCGTGCCACTCAGCACGGAACCCGTGAAATCCATTGCGGCCAATGCCGTCCAGTTTTTCGTCACCGTACTCGTCAAATAAATCTTTACTTTCTTTCCAAATCAAAGCAAAGGTATCTTCGTCACTGTTGGGTGTTGATGTAATAATCGCACGTCCACCAGTTGCTAGTGTTGGCGATATCGAAGTCCAAAATTCTTCAGCAATGTTAGGTTGTACGAAAGCAAACTCATCGCAATATAATAAGGATATGGACATACCACGACCGGTATTGCCAGTAGTAGTAGCTGAAACAATTCTTGATCCGTTGTCAAAATCGATACTCCCTTTGTTATAACTTACTACGCCGCATCTAATATGATCCGCGCATAATTCGTATCCATAACGGATACGTTGCATAATTTCCTGTGCGCCTGTGTATTTGTGGGCCGCAACTAAAATTGTTTGATCTGGGTGAAACATCGCATACCATAACAAGTATGCTGATGCACAAGTTGTTTTACCGCTTTGACGCGGTAACATATTAATGTTGAATCGAAAATCGTGATATGCATCTAACAGTCTTGTTTGATAATCATAAGGCTCAAATTTAACTTTGCCCCTAACAGGATGCTGTATGTGAAAGAAGTTTTTAGAGAAATAATGATATCCTGAATCTGTGTCGGCACAGCTCAACAAATCCCCAATTTGTTGTTCAGTAAAGCGTTCTTGTTTGTGCGCTTTTTTGGTTAAGACGCCGTCTAGTGATTTTGCCATATGCTTATTTAATGAAAAAAATAGCTCCCGAAGGAGCTATTTGGCATATTACAGCCGATTATCGACTTTCTCTTAGTTTAACTTCTTGATATAAGTTTGCTAATTCGCTCGCTAATCCTTCTGCCATAGCCAACGGATTATCACTGTTACGATATCCGCCTCTTGTCATGCGTTGTGGTTCATCGGCACCTTGCGCCAATGTTTTAGTCATGTAATTTTGACTTTGATATTTGGCATTTGGGCGATTTGCAAATTCTTCACTGGCCATATACTCATCGTCTGATGGGCCAGGGTCTTGCATAGTGTCCATAGAATCCATATCAGTTTCGTCGGTTACTTTATCGCCGCCCATTACTGATCTTGGATCTTTACCTAGTGCATGTGCCAATCCAACTGCTTGTATTACAGGAGCAATTGCATGTTTAATTTTTGGATCAATGCTCTTTCCGCCTTGTGTTGGTGCATCTAATTCACCAGCAGGTTCTTCATCTCCACCAAACACAATGTCTTCTTCATCATGTGCAGGTTCAATATCAAATTCAGGCGCATCATTACCAAATGTAATTTCATCATCTGGTTCCACTTCCACTTCGCCGCCCATCATGCTGTCTATGCCAGCTGGCTCAGCATCTATATGCATGTCGTCTGGCCCAATATCAATAACAGGTTCTGAATGGGCCACATTAACAGCACTTTCAATATTTTGTAACACATTCATTAAGTCACGTATGCCGCCTTTTCCTGTGGCATTCATGCTGACATTCATGCTGACTGTATCTTGTTGTGGCAGTGGTGGAGGCATCGGCATGTGACCACCCATCATATCGCCACATTCAGCTACTGCGCCCTCATCAATCCTACGTATTTTTTGTGCTAGTTCTTGAAAGTTCATTTTGCTTTTCCTTTGCCACTAATAGGACCTGTTGATGCAGGACTATCAGCCTCTTGCATAGGTTGGGCAGTTTCTGTTTTACCTTTAACAAATAACTGATCATTAGTGCCGGTTACTTGTTTTAATTCATGTTTGGTTGCATTTAAATCTTTTAAGAAACTCATGACCCGCTTTTCACCAACTAAATCCTGATGATTGCTTGCTTCATAATCTGTGCCTAACAATGCACCGTTGCCATCAGGAGCGGCCATGAATTGACCGTTCATTGAGGCTTCTGCTTCTTCACCCAATGTACGAACTAAGATCTTGCTTTCGTTAACACGTATGGCCTGGGCCAGTGCTTCTTTGACCACTTGACTAGTTGTGGGATAATTCAGCACCACGTCAAAAACTGAAATCTCGCTAAACTTGACATTGGGAAAATCAATTGGACTTTCTTGGATAGGTGTACGCTTGGGCTTGCTGATGCTTTGCACATCAAATTTATCAAGTCCGGATTTAACGTCTTTTTCAAATCCTGGTGGCAAATCGCCGGCAATCTTGATCTTAAATTCATAGACCTTTTTGCTTTCTGTTAGGTATTCTTTAAATGATTTCATAGTGGTTTCCATCTAGTATTTATTTCATTTTCTTTAATTTTTCGATCAAGCTGTTACGATCTGTTATGATAACTCCATCGCCCTGTATGCTGATTCCTTCGTCACTGTTTGCAGAATCTTGATCCAGTTTGGCTTTCTTAAGCTGTAACTCTATCATTTTGAGTTTTTTATCTATTTTTGCGGCCTTGGCATCAATAGCATTTTTAAGCATGCCGCCAGCTACTTCAAAAATGCGCCCTGAATAACGTGCTTCCACATTCATGCCCAAATCCATCAGATCATCATAGGCATCAGTGGCACGTTGCGCCAGTGCGTCAAACTCAGCATCAGCCGCATCTCCCAGTCCTTTAACTGCCGGCAAACTGTCTGAAATCTTATCAAATTCTGCCATGCTACGCAGGAACGGTTCTGGATCTACCGGAGCTTTGCGTTGCTCCTCGGCTTTTACTAGCTTTTTGCTTTCGGGTAAATTAAGTAATTCTTCAAGTTTCTTCATAATATTACTTATGCGTTGCCATTATGAAATAAATCATTTTCATTTAGTACGCGAAATCTGATGCCTTGCTGTTTGCACCATGCATTTGCACTGGCCCACTTGGCTTGATTTTTAATAAATTGTGCTTGATTATATTTGTTCTTACCTACACGTTCTAATATTTGCTGGCTTGCTGGTTTAATTTCAATTAATTCTACAGACATTTTACCTGTTTTATCTACATATTGTATAAAGAAATCTGGCACATAAACTGTTTGTTTGCCGGTCAGCGGATCTCTATAAGGTATTTTCACCGCTTCGCTTGCCCACTTTTGTACACTAACATTGGTATCGCAAAATCTCATAAACTGAAATTCCCAACTACTACGGTACATAGGACTCTTAAGCCCAACATACTTTTCGGGGCGAGTCATGGTGAATTTACCTTTGGCAAACTTTAAACTCATATTACAATATTTCGAGATTCAAACGGATTTTCTATACTGGCTACACGATAGCCAAGTAGACTGGTATTTTCACGATATGCATTTAAAATTTGAGACACAATCTGACTTAGTTGTAAATCAGTTAATCCTTTCATGGTGTCTAATATTTGAAATACCTCTACACCGTCATTACGTGCTTGATTCAATAACACAATTGCAGTGCTTCTTGCGCTATCTTGATCAAAGTCTCTTTTCAAAAAGAAACTTACAACCGCATCTATCTGCGCGGCAGGAAAACTAACTTCTCTTAGATAAAACTTGTCAAAGAATTGTTTCACCGGTTCAGATGAATCTGTTCCTATCAGTGCTGGTAAATTTGATCCGTTCATTATACGCCTACTCCATTAACATTTATTTGGTTAATATTTACTTGTGTAATATTAACTTGTGTAATATTCACTTGTGTAATATTAATAATTTTAGCTTCAACTGGTTTACTTTTAGTAGCAACTGGTTTTGGAAAGTTGGCATTGATACTGGTATTTGCTGTTCCTCTCGCATTGGTTACTGCACTAAATGAATTGGTAGCTGGACTAGCAGACGGTGTTTTACTATTTTGATAAATGTTTATACTCTTAAGTGCATTATTAATTATGCTTGATTTATTGTCAGGTATTGTATTGATATCTTCTAGTGTGGGAGTTGTACTTACATCTTCCAGTGTTGCATTAGTTTGACCGGCATGAGTTAACGGGCTTGGTACTAGATCGTAATTTTGCAAAGCAAATCCTTCGGGATTGCCCTCCGCAATTTTTCCATTGCCGTATTCCACTGCTTCAAATTGTATTGAACAATCGTTATCGTGTGTGCCTTGGCCAGCATAATCTAAATTGTTATGATTCCAGCTGGTAAAGATAGGGTTAATTAATTTATAACTAACATACTGACCTTGCGCTAGTTGGTATATTGTGATATAATCAAAAAATGGATCTGTGGCACCGTTGTCTAAACCATATCCCGATCTAATGTAATTAAATTTCTTAATAGCTGTTCGATTAAAAGCACCCGGAACACCTGCGCTACCTGAATCTGCATAATAGTAACTAAAGTAATTTTGCCAAAGTTGGTTGATTAATCCCAAATTGTCATCGTGGAATTTAAGACTAATAGTGTCGTATGAAACTTTCTCTTGTATATTTTTTTTACGATTGTACTGATTGGCAACTTCTGTGGTAATTGTAAATTTAGGTAAACTTACACTTTTAACCAGCATATTAATTTGTGTACTATACGTTGTACCCAACGTGATGTTTCTTAACGCACTTTTATTGATATGAAATGCAACGTGAAATAGGAACTTTTGTTTAGGTCCGTATATCTGATTGCTGTCCGTGAACATACGTGCGGCATGTTGCCAGTCACGCACCGTAGCACCGCCTGAATTATTTGCAAGAAGTTTATTATTTTGATTGGCCATACAAATATTTAGCCATTAAAAAACCCGCCTTAGCGGGTTTTTATTAAGCGCCGCCGCCTGTTGCCAGTGTGCCGCCTACTGTGGGTCTTAAACTTGTAGCTGATCCAACGCCCGATCCACTTGGAGTTTGTACACAATTATCCATTTGTAAGGTTAATGTGATTTCTGCAGGGCCCTGTTGACTGTAATCCAGTGCTTCATAGTTAACTTGTTGAACATACACACCGTAGCATTCCCATGTTTCAAGCACGTTAACTGTGCTACCACCATTACCACCGTCTAACATTTCGATACGCAGTGTGAACTTGTAGTCTAAACCACTGGCCGCACTTGATTGCTCATAGAAGTCAAACTGTTTCTGCATTTGCTC